TACCAAGAAGCTCACCCAATACATAGTAACGTGCAGCATCTATGCAATTATGCACGAGAACTCCGTTAGCGAAGAACTCGTGTTCGTCTTCTATTGTTAGGTCGTATACTTCACAATAACTCTCACCCCTTATTATTACGTCGGTTAAGTCCTGCCAACTTAGCACCGCATTCTTTCGAGCAAGTTCTTGGTTTGATGTATTTGTTTCCAATAAACTTCCTTCCGCAGAATTGGCACACAAATTCAGTGTTATTGCATTTTGCCGTTGTTTGCCACAGCTTATGGCATCGCTTTGAGCAGAACCGTTGGTGCACATTTGTGGCGATATATTCATCACCACATTGTACGCAAGCCCTTGGAGTAGATTGCAATCTAATAATCGCTTTTTCTCTTCGCTGTTCCCAATTTCCTTTTGAAAAAGCCCCCCTTGTATTAAGTCCTTTAGCCGTGATGTTTTCAATCTTTTCGAGGTGTAATTTACCATGTTCACTAATCGTAACAGCCATAAGATTGGATACATCATTGTTAAGCGGATTGTGGTCGATATGATGTATGATTTTCCCTTTGGGAATTTTTCCAAAAGAGTTCTCATATACTGCATGATGCAATAGCTTTTGGAAGTACCTATCTCCTTTTTTCCATTTGCAGTAATAATAGTTGGGGTGTTTCCCGTTAGGGTATCGTTTATATGTCCGTCCGTCGAATTCGACAGAACATACAACCTGTCCATTTTTGTTAACTGTTCGTACTTCTTCCATCTTCCGTTTACGTTAAATTTATGTTCTAAGGTAGCAAAAAAGGTTCGTTTTTCAAAGCCTATAACTAATTCTTTTTCAACCACTTTCTTTATTCCATTACAGTGTTTTTTTAGTACTTTTTTATAGCCTTTCCTTGTCAGCACATAGTCACCTTCTACAATATCTTTAATCGGAATATCCCCATTAATTGTTGTAACCAATGTATCGCCACGAAAGCAGTGATTATTTGCATCAATAGGCGTGTTTATATACATTCCATTTTTATCCTTATCCCAAACATAGCCCCGAAGTTCATTTTGCAGATTATAAGAGCGTTTAGTTACAAAGATTTCCATACTCTGCATTTTATCTATTCCGGCATTAATTGAACCTGCACCCTTTTCGACAGGATATATCTTTATTCCGCCATTGTGAATTTCTTGAATAAGACGTGGGTCTGCGCTATCGGCAATAGTTTTCATATTCCACTTCCTTAAAGACTGAATAATATCAGTAGAAAGTAATCCTGTACGATAGTCCAACTCGTCAATGTAAATTGAGTTATCTACAATTCCGCAACGAACAATAGCAGTACAATCCACACTATACCCGAAATCGAGACCAATAGCGACTTTTTTTGCCCATGCGGGAAATTCATCGACAATACCCCACTTCTTAAACACAGCACCTTCAGCAACATCCGCCCATCGACCGATAACAACATGAGCATACTTTTCGGGATTACTCTTCTTCATATCTTCAACCTCTTTCAGAAACTCTGGTGATAGGTTCTCCAAGTTGTCAAAGTAGGTTGTATGGATATGCAATACATTCGGATGGGTACTTAGCTGAACATTCACGCCGTCAATATTTACCACCCTATGAGTATTTTCAATATACTTCTTGTATATGAAGTGGTTGCTATCTGTGGGGTTCATTATGATGATAATCCGGTTCTGAATGCCTTTCTGACGGATGGAAAGCATTATCTTTTCAAAATCTTGCTCATTAGTCCATTCTTCCGCTTCATCACATACAAATGTCGTTATACCATGTATGGATTTCAGTTTTGCCGTCTGCACACCGGAACTGACCTTTATCCCCCTAAACATAATTCTGCTTTTGGTCATTTTATTAATGACATCCGTTTTTGTAACAGAGAAATACTTCTCAGTTCCATCCATCTCTACTTTTTCCATAAACTCTGGAATTACAGACATGTGAGCCGATACCATCGTATAACGAGTATAGAGGATTTGGTGTACTATCTTATCAATTGGCGTCATCTCGAAAGTAAGCCTTTCAATGAAAGCGGAAGTAGCGTAGGATTTACCGCTACCTCGACCACCTGTTACCAAGATAATAAACTTCTCCTTATCTTGATATAATGGATAATATATAGGAAAATTCTTTATCATTGTATCTTAATCCTATTTCCAAATTTAGCAGGGGTATTAACTATTTTTTCTGCGTCCCAACCACTTTTTACCCTATAGGCAATTGTTCTACGGTCAATTCCTGTCATTCTTTCAATTTGATTGAGCGATAAAGGTACTCCTCTATATACGATTTTCTTATTATTACTTTTATTGTTACCTTGCGTGATTCGATCTGCCCATCTGCAATTCTCAGGAGAGTAATTTCCATTATTATCTATCCTGTCTATAGTCATGCCTGCTTCAAAACCGCTTTCAATACACCACTTATAAAAAGCCTCAAAAAGATTCCACTCTTCGCATATCTTGATGCCACGACCACCATACCGATAATAGTTAGATGCGTTCTTATTATTACATCTTTGCCGCATAGCCTTCCAAATAGCATGTTCATTTGTATGACAAAGCCCGTGTGTTTTTGGTAGACTTGCTATTTCTACATTGTAACACCCACACGATTTAGTATGCCCCGAAACAAGTGCACGCGCATGAACGGTACAACTATTCCCACATTGGCAAATACAGTTCCAATATACGCCTTTACGCCCATTAGCATCTCCACGTCCGATCACTGTTAATTTCCCAAATTCCTTACCTGTTAAATCATTTAATTTCATTAGAATCTATTTCTCTTTTAATCCACGAATCAATATCAACACCTTGCTTTATATCCGTAGGAATATCACTGGCATCTTCATCCTGCTTTCGTTCAATCTTTCTCCACTCCTCATCGTAATGATAAAGCCATACAGACATAGCCTGCAAACTCGGAGCAAGCTCACTCTCTACACTCTGTATCTCTTCGTCTCCTGTATAATTGCCATCGGGATCTCTCAACTTCCGCTTTGTGGTACTCTTCGTTTTGATGCCACCCATCGCCATAGCAAGGAACTTTGCACGCACCGCAGCAGTGATTGTCGCACGCCCGCGCGTCAATACTTCGCTTAATTCAGAGTACTGACTTTTCTTCTCGCAAAATGTCTGAGGGGCTAACCCAACTGCAAAAGCGATTTCCTTGTCTGTGAATCCCTTTTTAGCGTACGATTCCACAAGAGAAAGAAAGTCCTCGCTTGTATAATCAAACTTTGGCTTTCTTCCTCCACGACCTTTTGTATTTTGGAATTCACTGTTCGACATAATATTATCCGTTAGCTAATCCCATATACTGCGAACGGGAGAATTTTATAGCTGCACTCTTTTGTAAAAGAGATTGCATTTGCGATGTTTTTCCCTGTGCTATTAACGAGAGAGCTTCGCTTCGTGCATTTCTTATAACTCGGCTCGCTCTTATATTGTGAGCATATCTATCAAATGCAGCTTGTGCCCTATTTAAACGTCCATAAGTTCCTTGCAATGTTGATTCTTTGGCATTTATTCTATTGATTTGATTCACTAAATCATCATAAGACTTTCTTCTTCTGACTCAACTTTCCTCCTAAATTTTAAATTATTAATCTATCCTTTCTACTTGCCCATCAAACACCTCTCCCTTTATGAACTTCATATCAGGGTTATACCCGAACCTTTCGCAGAAAGCGGCTTTAGCTTCATAGGTGTCAAAGGATAACATCACATAAGCATCCATATTCTCGGCTTGCCTCTGTGCGTTCTCCTTAACCTGCTGCT